GGATAGGAAGCAAAAAGGCAAACTATGTTGATGCCAACACAATGTACTCGGAAATAGGCTTATATGTGCCTACAATCACCGCTGATGGGCAAGGTGGGTACACAACTACCTATGCCTTACAAGAAGTCGTATTTGGGGATTTTAGACCTATGGATGAGAATAGGGCATTGTTAGAATTACAATTGAGTTTTACTCGTTCTGCTAAAGTATTTATCAGGTACGATGTAACGATTAACAATATGTACAAAATAGAGGCTGAAGGGGAAATGTACACAATCCATTCAATTAAGGATGTAGAGAATCAGTTTAGATTTTACGAAATATTAATGTACGCATAATGGCATTTGCAGTAAGTTTAACTGGATTTAAAGAACTTGAAGGCAAGTTAAAAAACTTGACTACTGCATTAAAAGTTGATGTAAGTGATGAAATAAACGCATCTGCACTAAAAATAGAGAATCAGGCTAAAAGATTAGCACCTGTAAACTTTGGTCAATTAAGGAACTCAATAGCACTTACAAAAGATGGTGAGTTGACATATTCGGTTGCAGCTAACGCTTCGTATTCTGCTTATGTTGAATTTGGCACAGGACCACAAGTAAATGTACCTGCTGACTTCAAATCTTATGCTCAACAATTTAAAGGTAAAAGCGGAGGCAAGTTTAAAGATATGGTTGAAGCATTAACTTTGTGGGTAAAGCGTAAAGGAGTTGGTAATGGTAAAAATGATAAAGGTTTGGCTTATGTAATAGCTTTAAGCATATTAAGAAAAGGTATGCGACCACAACCATTTTTAGTTCCAGCTTACGAAATGGAGAAACCTAAACTTATACAAAGACTAAATAAATTATTAAATGCTTAATCCTAATATAGAAATAAAGAAATGGTTTTATACCAACTTGACAAGTTCAAGTGCATTGCCTGTTTATGATGGGATAGCACCTGATTCTGCAACTGATGAGTATATCATTATGAGTGGCAGAACATCCGCACAAGAGCAAGGTAAAATTAGTTACACCAACTCGGTTACTATGGATGTTGACATTGTCATAAAAAATAGTAACTTTGGATATAAAAGAGCCGAAACAATAAGCGATTTAATACTAAATGCAATCAACTCGGAAACAAATATAACCCTAGCAAATGGGTTTTATGCTTCAAGTTTAGTGGTGGGTGCAATTAGAAATTTAGATGGTTTAAACCCTTTGGATAACGTATTTAGAACAATAATAACTTACAATTTAATAATAACTCAAAATTAAAATAAAATGGCAGAAACTAAAGTATCAGCAAGGGATTATCTCCTTTTAGCAGATTTAGCTGGAGGTACAACTTTTTTACCTGTGGCTTGTTTAACGACAAACTCATTGACATCAACTAACGACACGATTGATGCAACTTCAAAGTGTGGTAATTCATACACACCAAGTCCTGTATTTACTCAATCTTTTGAGTGTGAAGGATTCGCAATTGATGAAACAGGAACTCCAAGTAAGGATTCTTACCAACAATTGTACACAGCACACGCTGCTAAAACTATTTTTACTATTAAAATGGGTAAAGCAACTCCAACTTCAGGTGATGTATATTATGGTGGACTTTCTACAAGCACTGTGTTTATTAGTGATTTTGGAGTACAAGCAGATGATGGCGATGATGTGAAATTTACTGCAACTTTTGTAGTATGTGTTCCACCAATTGCACAAACTGAACAAGCGTAAAACAACAACTAAACTATGTTTGAATTAAGACTGAACAACAACAAAACAATCCCTTTAAAATGGGGTACTTGGGCGATGAAAAGATTTTGCGAATTAGAGAATAAATCTCTTTTAGACTTAATCAATATTTTATCAAGTGGGGCTTTTGAATTAGGAACAATTGTGCATATAATCCAAGCATCTGCCGAAAGCGGATGTAAGACACTAAATCAACCAATTGAATTTAACGATGTTATCGTTTGCGATTGGATTGATGAGGTTGGTGGGTTATCTGCAAAGGATGGTCAGCTAATAGATTTTATTAAATTTATGCAGACTTCAATGATACCTGAAACAAAAGAAAATGCCGAAGTAACCAAAGACAAAGGAAAAAAAAAATAGGAATATATAGCTGGGATTCAATAATTATTCTCGCAATAGAAGTTGGCTTGACAATTAATGAGTTTTGGCAACTTACTTGGCGGGAATTTTTATTATATAAAAAGGCTTACGAGAATCAGCAGATAAAGGAATGGGAAAGGACAAGAACTTTAGCTTATATGATTTATAGGTCAAATTCAACGGATAAAAATCCGAAAAGTATAAAGTCCTTTTTCCCTTTGCCTAGTGATGAAGTAGAAGAGGAAAAGCCTAAACTAACGCAGGAGCAACTAGCAAGGACATTAAAGTTGTACGGAGTAAAATAATAAAATGGCACAAGAAACATTAAAAATTACGATAACCGCTGACAATAAACAAGCGGTTCAAAATATACAGGAGACTGTTACTGCCACAACTCAATTGGGTGCTGCTTTTAAAAAAGTTGCTCCAGCAAGTAATCAAGCGACACAGGCTTTGGTCAATGTTTCAAGGGTTGCACAAGATGCTCCATACGGATTTATAGGTATTGCGAATAACTTAAACCCATTATTAGAATCATTCCAAAGATTAAAAGAAACAAGCGGTTCAGCAGGTAGTGCTTTAAAAGAGATGGCGAAGGGGTTAATGGGTCCAGCCGGTATCGGTCTAGCATTGGGTGTGGTTTCATCTTTAATAGTCGCATTTGGTCCGAAAATAGCAAGTTTTATTAATGGAACAACCGAAGCAAGTAAAGCACAAGACAAATTAAAAGAAAGTTTAGATAAAGCACAAGCATCTGCAAGTGAAAATGGTATTAAATTACTTGCTTATATTAATGTTGCTGAAAACGCAAACAATACGGATGCAAGGAGAAAGGAAGCATTAGATGCAGTTAAGAATGAATTAGGAAAAGTAAATGCTGCTTATACAACTAGTATTAAAACAACGGATGATGCTAAAAACGCAGTCAAATTATATACAGAGGCTTTAGTTGCACAAGCAATTACTTCAAGATATATAGATGAAATTGCGGATAAGAATATAAAATTAACCGATGCTACAAAATTAGCAACAAAAGCTGGTCAAGAATATGTTGCAAGTGTAGAGAGGTCTAAAAATATGATTAATGGTTATGTAGATGCTTCGGTAACAGTTGCAGCCGTAACCAATAGAGATAAAGATGCTTACATAGCAGCAGGAGCAGCAGCACAAGTATTAAAAAATGATATTGATGATTTAAATACATCAGTAACAACAACAATACAAAATGCTTTGAATAATCCATACTATGTAATGGATAAAAGTGCAAAAGAATTAGATAAAACTATTATAGAAGTAACTAAAAACTATAAAGCATTTACTAAATTAACTGCTGAACAAGTTGGAACATTTTTACCAACTCAAAAACCTATATCTCCTGTTGCACCATCAGCACCACAAATGTTAGGACAAAGAGGTCCATCACAAGCCATTATTGATGCAGCAGCAATATCAGCAGCTGCAAGAGAACAACTTAAATTTAATTATTTATTAAACGAAGCAGCAACAACTGCAACATTTTTAGCAGAAGGTGTTGGCAATGTATTTCAATCACTTGTTCAAGGTGAAAATCTTGGTGAATCAGTTTTAAATGTATTTAAAGATTTAACATTACAATTAGCACAAATGGTTATTCAGGCTTTAATATTTAAAGCTATTATGAGTGCATTAGGAATGGGTGGTGCAGTTGGAACAACAAGTGATTTAACAGGTGGTTTATTAGGTGGATTAGGAAAGTTATTAGGATTTACTCCAATGGCTGAAGGTGGTATAGTAAGCAAACCAACATTTGCAATGGTTGGTGAGGGTGGAGAAAGCGAAGCAGTTATGCCTTTGTCTAAATTAGATAGTATATTAAGTAGTGCATTTACAAGTGGTGCTAATTCAGGCGGTGCAATGTCAAGCGGAGGTTCATTTGTATTAAGAGGCAATGATTTAGTTTTAGCTATACAAAGGTCTAATTCATCATTAAATTTAAGGCGAGGTGGCATATAACTTAAAATACCAAATAACTGCTGCAACCAAAAACAATGAAGTTGCGGTTGTGGAAATGTATATTGATGAAGTAGTTGCTGCGGTAATTGAATATCCTGCAACTGCAATTCAGTTACAATACATTCCAAGAAGTGATGATATTTACGAACCTATTTATGCAAGTCAGTTAAATGTTAGTATTGATGTAACGGATGATGATGATAATATGCCTGACTTTACAACTTTGAACGATAGAAAATATTTAGTTAAGTTATTTATAGATGGTGTTATTTATTGGCAAGGTTGGGTTTTAAGTGATTTGGTTCAATATTCATTTACCACAGGAAGGAAAGAATTATCTTTTAATGCTATTGATGGACTTGGTATGTTAGATTATATTCCATTTACTTATGTTGAAACTAATGTAGCAGGTAACACAAAATTAAGCCCACAAAGCACACTTTATTTTTTATATTCTTGTTTGGCTAAAATAGGATTTCCAACAGGATTGAATCTTATTACTGCTTGTTCTTATTATGCAGCAGGTATGTTAAACAGGGGTGATGGTAGCCAATACGAGCCATTTAATCAAAGTTATTTAAGACCTGTTTACTTCCAAAATGATGATGAAACATACGAAACTTGTTTAGTTGTTTTGACTAAAATATTAAAGTCATTTGGTTGCAAACTTTATCAATCTAATGGCAAGTGGTATATTGTAGCGGTTAATGAATTTGCTGCTGCTCCATACTTTGCATTTACATATTTTACGGAATATACACCAGCAGGTACTTTAGTTACTTCAGGAACATTCAATACTTTAAGCGAAATACAACCATACACAGGAAATGTAAGCGGTTTATACTTTACTAATAATAGCCAAATAAAGCTATTTAAGAAAGGTTATAACAATTTCAATTATAGATACGATATTAGTTACTCACCTAACTATATTTCAAATCCAAACCTAAAGAGTTTAACAGGTGGTTTCCCTACATTATGGCAAACATTTAATCAAGGTTCAGGCGGAAGCGTTGCAATAGTTAGTAAACCATACGAAGCAAGTGATTGGTTTAATATTACATTAGGAACATCAACAGGTGTTACAGGATTAACTGAAGTGCATACAAATCCTGCTGGATATGTAACCGAGAATGACACTTTAACTTATACACAAACATTTTTTGAGCAAAGTATTAATAAGGTAAGAGGACAAATACAATTACAAATAACAGGTATCGGTGGAGGTGCTGCAATCTATTATTTAAATGTTGATAGCGTTTGGCAAGATGCTTCGGTTGCACCTTTTGATAATTATTATGAAGTTACTTTAGTAGAGGAAGATGAAATAAATCAAGTATCAATAACAACTCCACCAATTCCTATAAATGGCACTTTAGCAATAACTTATATGCTAACACAAGATATTGTGAATTGTGCAACAAATGTAAAGATTGGTTCTTTTGGATTGACATTTGAATCCCCTTTATCATTGATTACATCTACTTCAATAGTTGATGCTAATAATCAATATCAACTAGAAATGGATTTGCCATTAGGTTATCCTATTTATAGTGGAGATGGTGTTGATAGAGTTGAAGCAAATATGGCTTATGGAACTATTCAACAATTGGTATCAGGTAACTTTGTATCTGCCACAGGATGGTATCGTTACGGACCTTATACAACACCTACGGATGGTTTAAGCGAAACTATAATGAAGGAATACATAAACAATTATAGAAGGAACTTAATAAATGTTGATTGCAACTTATTTGGAATAACAACAACAAACGGCAATTTTGCTGCTAATAAGTTATTACAAATATTAGATACTGACCCAGCACAAATAAACATAGAAGATAATAGATATATGACAGGCAATATGACTATTGATATAGTAGGATGTGAAACTCAAGCTACTTTATTAGATATTTCTAATGAGGAAATTGCAAGTACAATAGAAACAATATTCACAGTAAACGGAGTACCTTTTAATTAATTAACTTTGTAATATGGCAGATAAAGTACAGGGCAACAATATAATTTTATACTATTTTGAACCACCTTCGGTTACATATCCAGCAGGTAGGGATATTGCTTTTTCGTGTTCAACAAATTGCACATTTAGTGTAAGTGTTGACCAAAAAGAAGTAACAAGCCAAACAAGTGCGTGGTATAGGGAGTTTAAGAACGACATAGCAACTTGGAGTGTAACTTGTGATGGTCTTATAACTTTGGATGGTTATGGATATTTATTCTTACTTGAGCAACAACAAGACCGCACTACAATTTTAGTAAAATTTGTTATTGACAACGGAGTTGATGGTTTGGTAGTAATTAGTGGGGATTGCAATTTAACAAGTTTACAAATTAACGCACCTTATAAGGACATAGCAACGTATAGTGTATCGTTACAAGGTACAGGTGCTTATGCTACAACAGGAACGGAAATCAATCCTGAAGGGGTTGTTATTGTTGCTGGAGGTGCGGTTTACACAAAGGGAACAACGGCAGCAGGTGGAGAAACTACAATCACTTATGGCGATATGATAGGCAAGGCTTGTCTTTATGTTTCTCGTGGTGGTATAGATGTTCAAGATATTTTAACGACAGGAACGGCTGTTGATGAGCAAGTGAAGTGGAATAGTACAACAGGGGTA